TGTATATTATAGTGATAATGCTTAATATACATTTAGGCAACAACATAGGCACAAAAGGAGGCTTACATTATGGCTACATTGGCTGAAATAAGAGCGAAACTAAAATCTCAAGAACCTAGTCGCTCGGGTTCATCAACTGGCGGTGACAACGCCATTTATCCACACTGGAATATAAAAGAAGGCGACGAAGCAGTCGTTAGATTTTTACCAGATAAGGACACGAATAACACATTTTTCTGGACTGAAAGAAACATGATCAAGTTACCATTCGCAGGTATCAAAGGTCAAACAGATTCGAGACCGGTAACTGTGCAGGTTCCTTGTATGGAGATGTACGGTAAGACATGTCCAATTCTTACAGAAGTAAGACCATGGTTCAAAGACAAGAGCATGGAAGACATGGGCAGAAAATATTGGAAGAAGAAAAGTTATATTTTCCAAGGTTTCGTAGTTCAGAATCCTTTAGCAGAGGACACAACACCAGAGAATCCAATTAGAAGATTCATAATTGGTCCACAAATTTTCAACATAATCAGAGCGGCATTGCTTGATCCAGAAATGGAAGAACTGCCAACTGACAGTGTGAGAGGTGTTGACTTTAGAATAAACAAGACAACAAAGGGTGGTTATGCTGACTACTCAACTTCAAAATGGTCAAGAAGGGAAAGAGCATTAGACGAAGCAGAAAGAAGTGCGATCGACACGCACGGCTTACACAACTTGTCTGACTTCAGACCAAAAGAACCAACCGACGCAGAAGTAAAAATAATCAAAGAGTTATTTGAAAAATCTGTGGATGGTGAAGCATATGATCTTGAGAAATACGGACAGTATTTCAGACCTGCAGGAGTGCAAGTCAGTCAAGTGAGTGTGCCAACTGCTGACAGACCCGTTGCAGTTGAGAGAACTGCTGATCCGGTAAATGCTGAGGTAAAAGAAACTGCTCCAGCACCACAACCAGAAGCACCAGCAGAACAACCTGCACCCGCGGCACAACCAACAACGGACAGTGCCAAAAGAGCAGAAGATATTTTGAAGTTAATAAGATCAAGACAAGCAAAATAATCTGACATTTTACCAGGGCCTTGATTATTGACAATCGAGGCCTTGTGTATTATAATAAAGGACAATTATGACAAAAGTATTTGATGTAACAAAATTTAGAAAGAACATAACCAAATCGATACAGGGTTTAGGTATCGGTTTTAACGATCCAACTGACTGGATATCAACAGGCAACTATGCTTTGAACTATCTGATATCCGGAGATTTCAACAAAGGTGTACCACTGGGAAAAGTATCTGTACTTGCAGGAGAATCGGGTGCGGGTAAATCCTACATAGCATCAGGAAACATCATCAAGAACGCACAGGAACAAGGCATCTTTGTGATATTGATTGATTCGGAAAACGCATTAGACGAACAATGGTTACAGGCTTTGCAAGTGGACACGTCTGAAGACAAATTATTAAAGTTAAGTTTATCTATGATAGACGACGTTGCAAAAACAGTATCAGAATTCATGAAGTCATACAAAGACGAACACGCAGACAACAAGGAAGGCGCACCAAAAGTGCTATTCGTTATTGACAGTTTGGGCATGTTGTTGACACCAACCGATGTTGACCAGTTTGAGAAAGGTGAAATGAAAGGTGACTTAGGTAGAAAACCTAAGGCATTGACGGCACTTGTAAGAAACTGTGTGAACATGTTTGGTAGTTGGAATGTTGGCCTGATAGCCACAAACCACACATATGCATCGCAGGACATGTTTGATCCGGATGATAAAATTAGTGGCGGACAAGGCTTCATATATGCAAGTTCTATTGTTATAGCAATGAAAAAATTAAAACTTAAAGAAGACGAAAAAGGCAACAAGATCTCAGATGTGAGAGGTATAAGAGCGGCATGTAAAGTTATGAAAACCAGATATGCCAAACCTTTCGAAAGTGTGCAAGTGAAAATTCCATACGACACAGGTATGGATCCATATAGTGGATTGGTAGACTTGTTCGAGAAAAAAGGTGTGTTGACACAGCAGGGCAACAGATTGAAGTACGTTGATAGTGCTCGGAAAGAGCATCTTGAGTTCAGAAAAGCCTGGATAGGTGATAAATTAGATATGCTTATGGCAGATTTTGATAAATTATCACAAGCATCAGTTGATGAAAAAACTGAATCCGAGGCTGAAACAGATGATTGATATGACACACGAAGACATCGAACGTTTATGGAGTTCTCTATCCAACTATGTGCCTGACAAGCACAAAGCCGATGCCGCGATAGATTTCGTAAAGACACTGGAAGACATAGGTGTTGAAACTGACGAGATCAAGGCAAGTGGAGAATTTGACCCTAAACTTGAAGAGGCCATCAACACTTTTTACGAAGAAGACGAAGAAGAAGTTGATGACTACGATGATCGTTATGAAGACTAATTGGTACAATGAAGTAAGCAGGAGTTTGGACAAAATACCAGACTGCATAAATCATTTTGAAGCAGAGTATCAAAAAGCCAAACAAGAAGTTCGCATATACGGAAACCTTGAAAAAGCATCGGCGGCACTGCCGGGCATTGTAGAAGAAAGATTCAGCCAACTGCAACAAATAGAAGCCATACTCGAATATCTTAACATCGAATTGAGACGTACTAGATCCAAAGCATTTAAAAAATATCTGGAAAATTACAACCGGGCACTGTCCAGCAGAGATGCTGAAAAATACGTGGACGGCGAACAGGATGTTGTAGACATGGACAAAATCATAAACGAATTTGCACTTTTAAGAAATCAATGGCTGGGCATCACCAAAGGACTTGATCAGAAGCAATGGCAGATCACAAACATTGTAAAACTGAGAGTTGCGGGAATGGAAGATGCCGACATCAGATAGAATAATACTCACAGACGTAGACGGTGTGTTGTTGGAGTGGGAACACCATTTCACAAAGTGGATGTTGCAACGCACATTGTTTGATGAAAAAGGTGCACGTTATCATCCATACAGATTATTGCCCAACAAAGAGAACACTTATGAGATGGCGGAACGGTTTGGTCTGACCAAAGACGCAATCAGAAAAGAAATAAGAGAGTTCAACAGGAGTGCCTGGATGGGCACACAGAGACCAATGTTGGAATCACAGACGTGGGTCAAATTGCTGGCCGCAGAGGGTTGGACGTTTATACCAATAACATCACAGACATCAGACATACCGGCACAGGAATTACGCAAACGTAGATTGGGAGAATTGTTTGGTGATCATGTTTTTGTGAATTACCATATATTAGGCACAGGTGCCGACAAAGACAGTGCTTTAGCCGAATTTCACGGAACCGGACTGTATTGGGTCGAGGACAAGCCTAAGAACGCACTAGCGGGGCTCAAATACGGTTTAAAACCCATTTTAATTGACCACGAATACAATCGAGACTTTGAACACCCAGAAATTACCAGAGTAAATAATTGGAAAGAAATACACCAACTTATTGCTAGGTAATGACCGATAACAGATATTTTCCAATCAAACAAACACCTGCTTGTCCACTAAAATGGAATTGGAGCACGGTCTGGTGTACACAAGGTGTCACAGCATCTTGTCATAGGAATCTTAAGGTTCCTATCGACATAGAAAACTTTGACGACTTTCACAATCATCCTCACAAGATAAAAGAAAGAGAAATCATGCTATCGGGTAAATGGCCAACCGTGGAAAATGGTGGCAGTGGTCATTGTACATTTTGCAAGTCTATAGAAGACGCCGGTGGTACTAGTGATCGTATGCACATGAAAACCATACCAGATCAAGTTCCCAAAGAATTACACACAGATGTCAATGCGACTAGAGTGACACCAACGGTGTTTGAATTGTTCGTCAAATCAACATGCAACCTAATGTGTACATACTGCAACACCAGAGACAGTAGCAAAATACGTGCAGAAGTCCGACGTCACGGCGAAATAACATACCCAGATGGTACACAGCCTAACAGGATGTACAACTGGACAGATCACCCAAAAACAGAAGAGTACTTTGAAAAAAGTTTGGATTACTTAGAACGCAACGGTAATCAACTAAAGCGTTTCCATTTGCTGGGCGGAGAAACCTTGTTCATGAAAGAAACCAAAGAAGTTTACAAGAGCCTTGCAAAACTTAAAAATAGAAATTTAGAATTTAATATTGTGTCAAATCTAATGGTCAATAATGTTCCCGAACACATAGAGTTAATTGAAAAGTTGATAAGAGACAAATGTATAGGCAGGTTCGACTTGACTTGTAGCATAGACAACTGGGGTCCGGAGGCCGAGTATGCCAGATATGGATTGAAATGTGACAAATGGTTAGAAAATTTCGACTTTGTGGTAAACAAAAAATGGATATATCTAAACACACAAAGTTGTATGACCACGCTTACACTTAGAACTTATAGCGAACTTTTAAAAGTTTTAAATGAGAAAAGAAAAATAAGGAAAATACACAACGAGCATTCGTTTGTGATCGGACGAGACATGATGCATCCACGGATATATGGTGGCAAGTTTTGGGAACAGGATTTCAAAAAAGCATTAGAGCAAATGCCGGATGAAGATCCCAACGATGCCACTCTTAAATCTTATTGGTACGGCATGTGGAAAAGCATCAAAGATATGCAACCGGACAGAAAAGAAATAGATAAAGGAAAATTTTATTTAGACACCCTCGATAAACGACGTAACCTTAATTGGAGGAAGGTATACCCGTACTTGGATATATAGATATATGAAAGTATATGTAGGACACGACAGCAGAGAAGATATAGCGTATCAGGTCTGCGAGCACAGTATTAAGAGACGAGATCCATCTGCAGAAGTTATACCTTTGAAGCAGAAACAAATGCGAGATCAAGGACTTTATACTAGACCAGTAGATAAATTAGCATCAACAGAATTCACTTTTACAAGATTTTTTGTTCCATACCTGAACGACTTTAAAGGTTGGGCAGTGTTTTGCGACTGTGATTTTCTTTGGAAGATTCCGAGCCACGAACTAGTAAAATATTGTGACAGTTCAAAAGCAGTTGTGGTTGTGCAACACGACTACACGCCGAAAGAAACAACAAAGATGGACGGACAGGTACAAACTGTTTACCCTAGGAAAAACTGGTCAAGCATGGTACTTTGGAACTGTGAACATCCTAAAAATAAAATACTGACTCCGGAACTGCTGAACGAAGAGTCGCCAAAATTTTTACATAGATTTAGTTGGTTAGACGACAACGAAATTGGATCATTGCCTTTGGAGTACAACTGGTTGGTAGGTTGGTACAAAGAACCACAAGACGGAAAACCTAAAATACTTCACTACACAGAAGGTGGCCCGTGGTTTGACGGATACCGTGATTGTGAATATGGCGATGATTGGAAAAAAGAATTAATCAATTTGTTTTCTTCTTAATGAATTGGCACAAACTTTCCCAACACAATTACTATACAGAACCAGTTGAATTCATTCATGCTGTTGGGTTGGTCGAACAAAATGAATACAACAGACTATACGAAAATCAAAACAATTTAGCACATGGTGTTTGGCAAGAGTTTGACGAAAAGTATAAGACAGGATTCGAATTGAAGGAAGACATTACGCAAATTGATTTCGATCGCGAGGTCATTGCACTTTGGTTTTTTCGTGAAAGATCAGACACAACACCGTCACCGGACATAAACATCGGTGGCAGATTATTCACCTATAACGATAATACACATATTCTAACTATGTGTAAGGATATCGAAATAAAAGAAAAAAAGAAAAAATATCTTAGACGTCCTTTTATTCAACTGGATATGTCAAAACAAAAGTTTGACAAAATATGTCAACGTTTTAGAAAGAATTAATAAAAGTTTCTAGTGCATTAACATCTGCATCTATATAACGTTCGCGAACTTTTTCCCATACGTAATCATCTCTTTTTGCAATATTAAAATTTTTCCTAATCTGCTTTCCTGCATTATCTGTCAATATTTTTTTTGCTTTGAATACAACATTGGGCATGTACAAACATCTATTGATTTTACGGGCGACCTTTTGTGTGTACGAGTCAACGTGCCAATGCCAAAAAGACACAGGTGCTAACCATCCCAGTGTGTTTGTCCAATTTTTGTGTACTGCAAAATGTGCCGCTGGCAAAGGAGAATCGTCCCATAATTTTATTTCGTTACCTAGCCTATTTGTATTTTTTGGTCTACCGTCTGCAGGAACTACCATTAAGATCCTGTCATCATATTTAGAAAATTCATCAGCAATCAATTGATCCCAGTCCTGTGTTTGCACTTGTACATCATCGCCCATAAGCATGACAATATCGTGCGATGCTTTGTCACACATCAAATTCCAACTGTAACAAGTTGATTGGTTAGGACCAATCGTGTAATGCTTCTCATCTAACAAGTCTTTGTACTGTTCTAGTTTTTCGTCGTCGTCGTTGAGATAAAACAAAAATTCTGTGTCGTATTTTTGTGTTTCTGTGGCAGTGTCAATTAATCTTTTTGCTAATTCGGGTCTGCCCCTGGATGGGCAACAAAAAGAAATCATATCAATTTCTTCTTCCAAGTATCTGGTGTGATTTCGTTAACAATTTCCAATGGCAAATGGTATTGGAATTTTTTTGTGCCTCTTGTTCTAATATATTCTGCTGTTTTTTTCACAGACTGTCGCATATTAGTTGCTGTCCTGTATCCAAGCATTTGGCGTGCCTTGTCAGAGGAACACACAGCAAGTTTGACTTCTTTGGGTCTGTCCTTGTGATGAATCGGATCTAGGTTTAATCCAGTTTCGTTAGCACATGCTTCTGCTAACTCATTGATCGTGATAGGTTCCTCGTCCGGGCCTATGTTGATAACTTCTCCCACTACATTGTCCTGGAACGCAAGTGCATTCAAGCAGTACAAACAATCGTCTATGTAACTGAAGCATCTTTGTTGTTCTCCGTCGCCATATATGATAGGTTGTTTTCCTTGTAGCATCCTATTCAACATTATAGACATCACGTTCCTAAAGGGGTCGTCATACTTTTGTCTAGGTCCTACAATGTTGTGAGGCACAGCGATCACATATTCTATTCCGTGTGTCTCACACAGATTCCGTAAAACATCTTCACCGGCTTTCTTTGCAATGCCATATGGATCTTGTGGACGACATTCATAAGTTTCTTTGTAGGGTAATTCATCATGATGGCCATACCTAGCCATGCTTGAGCAATACACTATACGTTTGACCTTGTTTCTGATGGCCGCAGTTATTGTGGTAACCGATGCTTCAAAAATATTCCTTGTCACTAGTACTGGTGAGAAAACAGACAGCCCTTCGTAGGCAGTTGCCGCGGTGTGGTAAACAATGTCGCAACCCTCCATTGCTTTTGTGAGATTTTCCAGATCACAACAATCAATTTGATGGAATTCAACATCTTGTGGCACGTTATCTGTATACCCACCGATCATGTTGTCGTTGCCTGCAACCTTGTGCCCTTGGGAAAGCATCAAGTCTGCTAGATGCGATCCTAAAAAACCTGCTACACCTGTGATAAAAATTTTCATTTTCAGTATTTAATTTTGGTTATGCACGGTAAAAAACTTTGTCTGGCCAGTGTTCAATCAACAATTTGAATCCTAGCGATTGAATATATTTTTCCACTTCGTTGTTGCTACTTCCGTATTTCTTTGTGTTATTGTTCAACTCTATCATGAGATATTTGGTATTTTTTAAAGTGTTTGTGGCCCCTTTAAGGACTTGCATCTCATAACCTTCAACATCAATTTTTATCATGTCAACATCTTGATAATTCATGTAATCGAGATTTATCATTCTAATGGTTCCATTTTCTAATACTCTTTTTGCCTGGGTAAAATTATCTACAGTAAGTGATATCTCACCTACTTCTTCCCCGACTGCCTCCATCCGCGGATCACAGTTGATAGTGCAATTACGTTGCAAACAGGCAAAGTGCACCTTGTCGGGTTCAAACGCTATAACTTTCCTGGCAAATGGTTCCATTGCCTTTGCCCATGTGCCACACCAAGCACCGATGTCTATCACAGTCTTCATTTTTTTATTCTGTGATTCACAATATTTTATAAATTTGTTCAAACATTTATTTTGTGTAAATGGTGCACCCGCTTTCCATTGTTCTATATGAATGTCATTTGACGGAACCCAAAAACCATTTACTTTTTCTATCTTCATAACAATCCCTTGTCTGTGAGAATTTCTATTGCCTTCCCATTGCTGTACTCTTCCGGAGTAAACTGTTGATATGCTAGACTATACAACCACGGTTCCGGGTCAGCATAAAACGGTTGCTCGATATCCTCGAGATGCAAGTTTCCCATTGCCGAAGCAAAACTTTTTGCATGACTAAAAACAGGAACGCCCATGCACACTGCTTCTACGGCCGCTATGCTACAACTGGTCACGATAGCGTGTGCATCCTTGAGATCCTCGGATAGGGGTACCTTGGCCTCACTTGGTCCTGATGTACCCCTGCCCCTAGGCTTGTGTCGAAGTCTGATTGGTCTGTCTGTAAATCTTTTTAAACTTTCAATAGTATCATTAGTCCAGTTTGGAGTACCAAGGTAACCGTGTATACCGGCACTGCTAGGACATATTAATATGTGATTTCCTTTGAGTTTAGGTGCTTGTATTTTTATTTTAAACTTTTCAAATCTGTCCGGCTTACAGTTTTGTAATAGTGTTGCATGTATTTTATTTTTACAAATACGCCAATAATGATTGTCTGCTTTCAAATTATTGTTGTCAAACCTTCCAAAATACGGCGTATCGGTAAACCAATATTGATGTTTACGTGCTTCGAGTTTTTTGACCATTTCTCTGTTGTTTCCAACAAACCCCCAAAACATCGCATTAGGCTCCGGTTCTGTTTCGATTTGATTATCAAGCATAGTAGTTTGTTCTGGCCAGGACTTCTGCACGCCTTCAAAAACTTCATATGCTTTGCTGTTCTTGTTGTTAAATGGTGCGTAAATTGTTAGCATCTATAAACTCATGTAATTGTTTTGCCCACTCCTTGTGTCCTTCTTCATTAGGGTGTGGATCACCTTCTTTGCATTGTTGATTGTTTGCAACTGTGTAGTCCAAATGACTTGTTTCGGGTTTGAAAAATCTTTTCTTATCTATTTTGTCAAACAGCAGTTGTACATCTGCATTGGTTATTTTTGCATCTGACAAGGTGTTGTAAAATACGTATGGATATTTTTTATTTTGAAAATAGTCTTGTAGGTCTAGGAGTCCTAATATAGATTCAATTTGTGTCATTTGATCTAAGTCTGCTCCCAAACCAAAAAGATATTTGATAAAGTTTGTTGTATATTTGTCTCTGTTTGGATCCCATGTTTTCCAGGTTGTTTCCATTGTGGGAAATTTATGTTTTTTGTAGCCGTCATTTGTTGGGTAATCAAATCTATTGCCGCCACTGGAACCTATAAGGAAAAAACATTTTTCAGCCTGCTCCGGAAATTTCTCACACCATACACGAGTAGTCCACATCAATCTCTTTGAACCTCTGCCACCGTTTGCAAGATTTACAGCAACATTTAGATCCATTAGTTTGGCAAGTTCTATACCACAATGGGTATGAACATTGTCTCTGGGCCTAAAAGTTAAAAACGAACAACCATTAATGAATATATCGGTAAGCATCACACTATAATTATAGTATAGTTATAGGTAAAAAGCAAACATGAAGAATATCGATTCAATCAAATATTTTTTAGATAGATGGGAAATGGTAGATAATTCATATGATTATAGTGTGCCATATCACGATGACATTGACCCACACTTCACAAGTTTACCAACTTTTGTTGCGGAATTTCATAATTGCAAGGTGCACAGTGCTCCAATACTTACAACCATGGAGAACAAGTTAATTACAAGTTACGTGTGGGGGTTGACTCACCAAAGTAAATTCAAACCACACAAGTCACACAACCTCTGGAGTGACTGGGGAGACAATGTAGAAATCAACATGTCACCGGTGGACCAAGAGTTCCATGAAACATACACTTATGTTTGGCTACCCATCGACGAAGCAAGTGTCAATAATCCATGGCACATATGGATTGACGTTATCAGCAAATTTAGGTTAATGGAAAAAAGATGGTCCACAAACTTTGCACGTTACTGCTATGTTCTAGCAAACGAAAGCAAGTATATGGAGAAAGTAATAAAAGAATTGTTTCCGGATGTCAAAGTTATTGTAATGCCAAAAAATAAAATTTGGCAGTTCAAACATTTACTGGTTCCTAGTTTGAGCAATTCAAAAGACGGTGTGATTACTCCACATCTAGCGACCTGGCTTAGACATTTTAAGGGTCTAACTGGTTTAAAAGATATAAATCCACATAGGAAGATTGTTGTGCTACGCCCGGGAGCGAAGACCAGAAGGATTACAAATTCAAACGAATTGTTACTGGCGCTGAAAGGATGGGAAACTGTGTGCTTGGAAACCATGACAATAAAAGAACAAATGAAAACTTTTGCCGAAGCAACACATATCGTGGCGGCTCACGGCGCTGGACTTGTTAATTTGCTTTGGTGCAAATCCGGTACAAAAGTAATAGAAATACAAGATGAAAAAATGATTCACAAAAAAGTCTACCCGATACTTTCTCATCATCTAGGTCTGGAACACCAATTGTTGCTTGCCGACACTGTGCCGATCGAAATGGAAAATGGCAAAAAACCAAAAGGTGTCAAACGATTTTCGGATCTGATCGACTTTAAAGTAAAAACTGAGGATTTGATTAGACTTTTGGATTAAAAATTATTAAAATAAAGCATGAACTATCTTTCAAAGACAAATAGAGTGGTAACTGAGAAATACGTAGAATTTTTCAAGCGAGGTATTCCCAATTCTCGCATAGTGTCCCACCTTGACTGTATCAAAGCAAAAGATGCCGACAGTATATCTCTGTTTGGAATTTTGAGAGGTACCAATCTTGTGTATGAACACTGTGTCAAGAATAAAATTGATTTCTATTATATGGATCGGCCATATTGGGGTATCAGTAGACAAAAGCCGTATTTTCTAAGAATAGTAAAAAATGATCATGTCAAAAATTTTATAGAGGATCGGCCGGACGACAGATTCAAAGCCACTTTTCCGTTTGAGGTAAAACCGTTTCATAAAAACGGCAGAAAAATTTTAGTATGTCCGCCAACGAATTCCATAAGCACTTTCTTTAATTGTGAAAATTGGTTGGATAAAACATTGAAAGAACTAAAAGAAAACACTGACAGAGAAATTATTGTGAGGGAAAAACCCTATAATCCGGAAGCACAGTTGGGTGCCGACGGAGTAATATACACAGGCGAAAATAGCACCAAGGCACCAAAGACACCAATAGATTGGAATGAAATCCATGCTGTTGTGACCAACAACAGTTCAATTACAATTAAGGCATTGGCAAACGGTGTGCCCGTGTTCACGGACAGCAATAATTGTGCTTTTCCCATAGCAGGAAAAAGTTTATCACGTGTTGAGCAACCGGTATACATTGATCCGAGACCGTTGTTCTATAGTCTGGCCTATGGTCAATTCACAGGTGACGAAATGCAAAACGGTTATGCATGGAAGGTGTTAAATGGACGTTGAAATTTTTAGGAGAACAGTCAAGGACCGCAAACGTGGCGCAAGTTGGCAACTGCTACAACACATGGCAGAGGGCATAAGAGCATGTGGTGACAATCCCATAATGGTCAATGAACACAAAGAGGGCCCGTGGTCCGACAACGAAATGGAACCGACTGCGCCAGTAGGTTGCATGTTTGGATATGGTGGCAAAAATCAACCACACCACACAAAAGGTCGTAGGAGAGACCTAGTCGAACGTGCAAAAAAGAAAGGCATATACATAATCACATTTGACGGCGGTATACTTTCCAGTTTTGGCAACACTGTGACACACCCCCAACACCACTGGCGTGTGAGTTTATATTCGCCCATGAACAACGGAGACTTCCTGAACTCTAACTCACCAAGTGACAGATGGGAGATGATGAAAAAGTTGTGGAACGTCAAAAACGAGCCATGGCGTAAATCAAATCAAGACGACCCAATACTGTTTGTGCTACAACCAAAGGACAACTGGAGCATGGACGAACTGGATCCCATAGATTGGTTCATGGGTGTTTATGAGAAACTTAGACCAATCACACAAAGAAAATTTTTGATCCGACCACATCCTAATCACATGGCACAAATGATCAATAGGAAAAATGAATTTCCCGAAGACTGTATGTTGATAGAAGGACAAACACACTACAAAGGCGATGAGAAAAAGTATTACAGATTCAACTTCCAGGAGGCAATAACTAATTGTCATGCTGTTGTTACTCACAATTCTACTGCCAGTATCGACTCTTGCGTTCGTGGAATCCCTACCTTTGTTACAAGTGATCTTGCAATTTGTTGGCCTGTAGCAAACAAGGACCTCAACAATATCGAAACACCCGAATATCCCGACAGGACACAATGGCTTAACAATATTGGATACATGCAATGGACCACAGACGAAATACGAAACGGTGTGGTGTTCAAAAGATTCAAGGAAAAACTTAAACTGTGATGCATAGAAGAATTGGAGTTTTAAAACATCAATATGAGAATATACCAAATCTCATACTCAGTTTCCCACGCTGTGGCCGTACTTGGATGAAACACTTGTTTGGACATTACATCGCAAAAAAATACAAAGTAGAGTTCAGCAAATGGGTTGATAGACCCAGACCTGGTATACCCAGGATATTATTCAGACACGATTGGATGAGTACCACAGGACATATACCATGGCAAGAATATTTTGATATACAAAACAAATGCGAATTTATATTCAGCAAAGAAATGGAAAAACAAAACATAATATATCTTTTCAGAGATCCGTTAGACGTTTTATTCAGTTACTGGCCATATCTACAAAGTGTACCTTACAAAAATTTTACACCTCCAACACATTCGGATATCATGGATTTTGCACATGACAAACAATGGGGTTTTGATATTATCATTAATTTTATGAACGCACAATTGGATCATTTCAATAAACATCAGGGCAAAAAAATTATTGTAACATATGAAGACCTCAAGCAGAGTGATCAACCATGGGAAAAATTGATACAATTTGTCTTTGGCTCTTTTGATAATACGTCATACCAATATGCAAAACAACAAACCACTTTCAACAAAATGCAGGAGAAAAACAAAAAAGATGTGCCTGACAATCTAAAGTTCTACAGGCGAGGTGGTTCAAATTATATCAGTGAATTACCAAAAGAACAACAAGACTTGTTATTGAACTGGCATGGCTATAAAGATTTAAATAGGAGAATAAATGAGAATTAAAGTAATAACATCATACAAACCGGGCACGTGGGATCAGTATGGAAAAAAAGGCATAGAGTCAATGGCTCAACATTTTCCAAAGGAAATAGACATTGTGGTGTATGCTGAAGAACCAAAACCCGCATGCGACTATGATAGAATAAAATGGGTTGATCTCAATACAGCAGAGCCAGAACTTTTTAAATTTAAAAATAAACATAAAGACGATCCTGTTGCCAACGGTGAACTGCAAGAAATACCGGGTGGGGTGAGAAGACCAGCGGAGTTGCAACAGAAAGGTGGACTGGACAAAAATAAAGGATCATTCTTATGGGCGGCCGTGCGTTTCGCTAACAAAGTTTTTTGTGTTGTCAACGCTGTGAGAAATTCAGCGGATTATGACTATGTGGTCTGGATTGACGGAGACACGTACACATTTAGACCAGTGCCTTTGGACTTTTTTGCAAAATTGCTCCCACCAGACACCATGCTCACATACTTAGGCAGAGAAAATCCAAAACTGAACGACGGCGGCAAATATCCCGAATGCGGGTTTGTAGGTTACAACATGCGTCATCCAGAAATACAAAACTTCGTAAACGAATGGGAAAAATTATATGTTACCGACAAAGTGTTTAAATTATTGGAGTGGCATGACAGTTATGTTTTTTGGCACTTGTCAAAACAATTTAGGAAAGACAAGGCCATAAAAGTCAACGACATCGGATACTGGAAAGGTGTTAAAGGACATCATGTGTTCGTTAATAGTGAACTGGGCCTGTACATGGATCACATGAAAGGCAAACGTAAGAAAACAGGCACGTCTGCAAAAAATGATCTCCGACCTAACACAAACGGTCCGGTTGATGTAACGCAGTTAGACTATTGGAGGCAAAGGCCACCCACATGAAAATAGAAATATGGCCTGAATATGGGCCTCTCAATTCCAAACCAATTTTTGATGCTTTCATCGAAAGCCTGCGGAATGCCGGTGAACAAGTGTACATCAATCAGTCGGTAAACGCAGATGTGGCAGTGATATGGAGCGTATTGTGGCGTGGACGTATGCAATCATATCAAAAAATCTGGGAACAATATAGAGCACAAGGAAAACCAGTAATAGTGATCGAGGTCGGGGGACTTCGGCGTAATCAAAGTTTTAAGATAGGTATAAACGGAATCAACAGGAAAGCGGATTTTGCCAATCAAGAAGTCGACAACAAACGATGGCCACTGTTCAAACACACATTTAAACCATGGAACCCAACAGGTGACATAATTGTCATATGCGGACAACATGATGCTTCCGAACAATGGAGGGGACTTCCTCGGATGTCTACCTGGATAGAACAGCAGATTAATGAAATTAGGAAATACACAACACGTCCAATATTGGTAAGGCCCCACCCGAGAAATCACATACAGTTCCGAGAAAACGATTTTAAAAATGTCAAAATTCGTCTACCAAAAAGAGATTTTAAAACATATGACGACACAGATTTCAAAGCAACGCTTGAAAGGACATGGGCCGTGGTAAACCACAGCAGTAACCCTGCCATGGAAGCAGTGATAAATGGCATACCGGTTTTCGTGTCTGAGGACAGCCTTTGTCATGACGTGGGTAATCTAGGATTTGCCGACATCAACACGCCGGCCATGCCTAATAGACAAAACTGGGCAAATATGTTATCATACACTGAATGGTTCAAAGATGAGATACAAAAAGGAATTCCATGGAGTAGAATCAAAAAAAGACTAGAGGAAAAATATATAAAATGAAAATAGTTAAAATCGGACAAAAGCCGGAAATAGATCCAATAGAGTTTGAACAGTACAATGGTGAAACCATTATTGTCAACACAATAATCAGGAAAGGTCAACGCATACAGGAAACTGCATTTTACGAAGACAAGGTTAAGGCAGTGCCCAAAGGCAATGCCTACTGTATAGGAAACGGTCCGTCTAGGAAAGGTTTTGATCTCACACTTTTGAAAGATACAGGACAAACATACGGGTGTAATGCACTATACAGAGACTTCATGCCTGACTTTATTTTCAGTGTTGATACCAAAATGACCATGCAGATGGTAGAGGACGAAGTTGGATTGAAAACATTCCACTATGCACCGTCGTTAGAAGTCAATAGGAAACAATCCAAAGGCATGTTGCATCTGATTCCAAAAAATCCACACTGGATATCAGGTAATGCGGCATTCTGGACCGCATGTATGCACGGACATAAAAATATTTTCTTGATAGGCTATGACTTCAGAGAATACGGTAAAGATCAATTGAACAATATCTATCAAAACACAGTCTGTTATGGAGAACGGCACAGTAACGAAGTATTTGAGGGTTGGCTGAAACAATTCAGAGACATTCTAAAGATGAGACCTTATTGCACATTTACTATTGTGCATGACAATCCGCCCGAGTACCTAAATCATTTACAGACAGGTACAGACCTTAAAAACAGCAAAATAATTTCTTACAAAGAATTTAACGATAAAGTTTTAAGCCAGCACTCTTAAACTTGTCTCTAAATGCGTAGAAATTCGCATTGTGATTTGAGTATGGATCTTTAATGATGGTCATCTGATAAAGATGCACCATTTCGTGTGCTAGTGTTTCGATAAAATCTTTCCAACTTGGAAACTTTTTGTGCAGTTGTATATAGAAATCCACAGGAATATGGTGTGGTATTACCCGTTGATCAAATTTTCCTTTTGGAGTTTTACGGTTGTCCCAATTGGCAACACATCTGCCCCAGTCATGATGTAAATTTTTGATTTCAATATGCACACGTCCTAGTCTACTGCCAAAAAGCAACACGTTCAATTTGCTGAACCAGTGTGCCGCAACCAGGGCCGAAGGTTTGTAACCTTTAACTGATTCACGCAATTCTAAACTTTTTTTGAATTGCCTTTTTAGATTCTTGGTTTTACCAAGTTTTTTCTTTCTATCCATGGTTGACAAAATTACCAATTATGCTATACTATTACTAGTAATTATCAAAAAATTTACCAGAAATATGCACACAGATATCACACCAAAAACAGTTAACGAAGCGATTAAAATACTAGCATATAATGAATATTTCTGGTATACCGACCAAAATCACCAGATCAAACGTCATGTCAAGCCGCATCATAAAGACCTTGAAACAGTAAAATCATTAGCAGAAGCACAATACGCCTGGACAGAAAAACAAGGTAAACTTGCTGTCGTGATCCTAAAAAGGTACCTAAGCAAGTTTCAAAAGTACGGAATGGACATACGTAAACTTGTAGACGATCCGCAGTACGAAGCACCATTTAGGGTAATAAACTTTGATAAAATTATTGAAAAATTCATCGACGAGGACGGTGCTGAAAAAATAGAGTTACGTTTTCCATATCATAAAAAAATTATACAGTTGATAAGGGTACTCAAAGACCAAAAATGTTTGCCTGGAGGATACAGCAGTTACGATGGTGAAAATAAAAAATGGACCTTTTTACAAACCGATGTGACCACGTACTACCTTACTTTGATCGCTATCAGATACGATTTTAGATTTGTAGATACAACATTGCTTGACGATTTTGATCAAGTGAGAAAAGAAATTAGAGGTTTTAAAAAAGCAACTGCAAGAATAATCAACGGAAATGTTGAAATCTTCAATGCAACAGATAGTTTATTGGAGTACTGGCAGATGAATGTTGCTTCACAAAAACCTTTGCAACAAGTGGACAGATTGAAAGAATTTGGAATAAGCACCAAAGGAATAAAGGTAAAATCATGGAGTGAACTTGGTGGAAGGATTGCACATCATGACACAACAAAAGCATGGATCGATAAAAACGCATATAGCAGGGATCAAGTGATAGCCGCTTTCCAGGAACTAGATCTCTGGCCAATTATTATGCCTGTGAGTGGAGACCCATGGGCAACTGAAGATATTGACGAATGGAAACAATGGTTGCACTGTTTTGAAAGAAATCAAATTGAATCCAAAAATTTAGCGTTTGGATTCGAATTCAAAGCGCCAGAGAAAGAACATTGGAATCCGGTAATTGACGAATCTGACACACTGCCTCAAGAACTGCTACAAAGCAAATGGCAAGTGCGTAATGAACTTTCACAACTCAGTAAGCAATTCAAATATGTTGACAAAGAAACAAAAATAATTTTTGTAAGGAATAGAATACCAAAAACAATGATAAAGTCTGGAGTGTTACCACAATGCTGTTTTGTGGCTTTGGGTGGTGGTTACTATACCGCTGGAACAGATTCTTTAAAAAGATTTCTAGACAATTTACCTAAAACCTTGTATTATAATGATCATAGGCCTTCAAGTTTTGATTGGAATGATAAAGTTATAAGCAAGATATGAGCAGTTGTAAATTAGTAATCAAAGACCAAGTAAATGTCAAATTTGAGAATTTAGATCTCAAGTGGCGGCAACGTCTACATCAAAAATTCAAATATCAGATACCGTATGCGTTTCACTTGCCTGCAGTCAAACTTGGAAGATGGGATGGTAAAATAGCATTTTTTGGATTAGGTGGTACAACATACCTTTATCTAGTTGATCAAATACTGCCAATATTGGAAGACGGCGGTGTGTACGTGGAATTGGAAGACCAAAGACCCAAACAAGATTTAGAATTTAAAGCAATTGACAAAAACTATCTATCACACATCACGTGGCCAGATAAACATCCATGTGCAGGACAACCTATCGAATTGCGAGACTATCAAGTGGAAACGATCAACAAGTTCATCGAGAATCCACAGTCGATACAAGAGATCGCCACTGGTGCAGGTAAGACCATTATTACAGCGGCACTGTGCCAGTTGGTCGAACCTTATGGCAGGACACTGACCATAGTGCCAAACAAGAGTCTTGTCACACAAACAGAACAAGACTTCCTCGCTTGTAATTTGGACACAGGTGTCTATTACGGTGATAGGAAAGAAGTTGGTAGATACAATACCATTGCCACTTGGCAAAGTTTAAATGTTTTAGAAAAAAGAAGCAAAGACGATCATTCAACCGAATTCAAAGAATTTATAGACGGCATCAACACAGTGATAGTCGACGAGGTACATATGGCCAAAGCGGATGTGCTTAAACGAATGCTGACAGGACCGTTTGCGAATTGTCAAATACGTTGGGGATTGACGGGCACTGTGCCCAAACAGGAATATGAATACATGGGCATAAAAGTTTCACTGGGAGATGTCACAAACAAGATTCCCGCAAAAGAATTGCAGGACAAAGGAGTGTTAGCAAATTGCCATGTAACTGTATTACAAACAAACGATGTTGTGGAATTTAGAAACTATCAAGAAGAACTTAAATGGCTGACAACCGATCCAAAACGTACAAGTTGGATAGCACAAACAATAAACGATATTGCAACCTCCGGAAACACACTTATACTTGTTGACAGAATCAGTGCAGGAGAAATACTTGAAAAGAAAATAAAGGATTCAGTTTTCATAAGAGGTGCAACAAAAACAATGGACAGAAAGGAACACTACGATGAAGTATCTACTGCAACAAATAAAATTATTATTGCCACATATGGAGTTGCCGCTGTTGGTATTAATATTCCTAGGATTTTCAATCTTGTTCTTATAGAACCGGGTAAAAGTTTTGTAAGAGTAATACAATCAATTGGAAGAGGCATCCGTAAAGCCGAGGACAAGGATAATGTAATGATCTGGGACATAACCAGTCACTGCAAATTTGCAAGAAGACATCTTACTCAAAGAAAAAAGTTTTACAAAGAGGCAAATTATCCGTATAATATAGAAAAGGTAGACACAGATTTATATGAAGATACTAACACTTGACGATCGCAGTTATCCATTAGAGAAGATACCAGAGTACGTGGATGAAAAACTTAGGTTTGCTGTGCTGGACAATTCGGATCCGGAAAATCCAGACTTCTTCTACATTCCTTTGATTTTCTTAGAAAGTTTTAATTCACCTGCGGCAGTGCTAGAAATAGGTAAGCACAAAATCAAAATGCCGTTGGACTGGAAGATGCTAATTGGAGAACAAGGACAACCAGAGATGCATGTACTTCCAATAACAAGTCTTAACGACAGAGGTTTTGATGCTTTTACTTTTAATCCACTTTCAAGCAGTAAGCCGGACTTTTACCCAATCGATGTTGTTGACATATACACCGAAGTGAAATGGTACTTCCCAAAAATCAAATCCGGACAATTACTTGCAGTGCCTCTTACCAACGGGCCGAAACCCATTTGTGCTTACTTCGTCAAAGACATATCAAGGCAAAGCGAACAAATAGATTACGGATCGGTATGGTAGAAAAGAAAAGAAAATTTTTTGAATTAAGGAACGGACTTAAAGCAGTGGACTTCCGTAACAAGGATTATTACGACAGAATAGACGATCACGAAAAAAGTTTGTACTCGCCATATATGCTGATGAGATATGTTTCGAGTGTTTCATCTAAAGACCAATTTTATGTTGAGCATTATGTTGAAATGGTCAACGAGTGTGTGAACAAGCACTGCTTTACACTCGGATCAAAACATAAAAAATTGCTATGGATACTGACTGCCATGTGTGGTGCTCTCAAACAACAATTCCATCCATGGATCAAACCAATGAAACGTGTGCCAAACAAAAGTTTGAAACAACTACAGAAATTGTATCCGAACATGAAGGAATCGGATCTTGAAACGCTGGACGCAGTGATCACAGACAAGGAACTAGAGGAACTTTTAGAATCACATGGAATTGAATCCAAATAAGTGTACCTATTGCGGTAAAGAATTCATACGAGAAAGAACTTTGCAGGTTCATTTGTGTGAGCCAAAAAGACGTTTCCTGCAAAAAAATGAAAAGTGGGTGCAAAACGCATTTATTGTTTTTCAAAGATTTTATGAAATACATCAACGAGGTGGCAAAGAAAAAAACTATGATGACTTCTGCAAAAGTCCTTATTACAACGCATTTGTCAAATTTGGTCGTTTCATGATGCATATAAATCCGCTGTATCCAGAAAAGTACATCGACTATGTGATATTATCAAAAATAAAATTGGATCACTGGGCTAGGGACGACTTGTACGAAGCCTATCTGGTCGAGACATTGAAAGCCGAACCAGTCGAGTCGGCACTACAAAGATCTATTGCCACAATGATGGATTGGGCTGTCGAACAAAACGCACAATGGGCCGACTACTTCCGATTGGTCAATACAAACAGAGCAGTGCAACACATACAACAAGGAAAAATTTCACCATGGTTGTTGCTTGGTTGCAAAGCAGGTAAAAGTCTGTTACAATCATTTAACGACGAGCAATTACAAATGATCGCAAAATACATAAGTTTAGAATTTTGGACACAAAAAATAAAAAGTTCTCCCGCTGATCAATTGTTTGTGCAGGAAACAGCCAAGGAGGCCAAAATTGAGTAGAGTAAAACTAGAAATTGATCATGAATTGGATTTTGATCTAGAGGATGGAGATATGATTTTACACATCAAACACAACGGAGAGATTGGTAAAGTGTGTATGCCAGAAATGAATGTGGATGTAAAAAATAGTTTAGGATATCACAAGATGTTACAAGTTTTGGAAATTTTAAAGCCAGGAACCAAAGACGAGTTTGAAAAATATCATGATAAAGTTAGGAAAGGCACTGTACACTAATGCCTGATGTAGACATAGATTTTTACGACAGAGACGGTGTATTAAAATTGTTTAAGCATACCCCTGCCACTATAATCAAGGATGACAAAACTGAGAAGCACAAAACAGGAGTATACTTCCATGCGGTTCCAGAACATCCTGTAACTGGACACAGCACAATTGACTACAAAAAAGCAGAGGATCGTGGATACTTCAAAATAGATATGTTGAACGTCAACATTTACAAAGATGTTAAATCAGAACAGGAACTTGTTGAACTAATGATACAAGAACCGGATTGGGATATGTTGAAAGACATAAAAATTGTGGACCAACTGTTCCATTTAAACGGACATTTCAAAATTGTTTCACAACTGGAACCTCGTAATATTGAGCAACTTGCGGCTGTACTTGCAATCATACGTCCGGCTAAAAGACACCTAATGCACAAGGATTGGCAAGACATCATGAAGGAAGTCTGGGTAAGACCGGCAGATGGCAGTTACTTTTTCAAAAAATCGCATGCGGTTGCATATGCACAAGCGATAGTTGTCCAGATGAATTTGATCACTCGCGATAAATATAGTTTTGATGCGACGTCAAAAAACTAAGAAAAAAATATCCAAAAAATCCAAACAAAAATTCAAGTCTTCATATCGTGCAGAGTATAGCAGTTATCAGCCGGATAGTGGGTTAACACAACACTATATCACAACGGGTGCTGTGCTTCCTGAAAAAAATAAGACTAGATAGGTTTTCTTACCAATTGGATTGTACGACGTTTCACCCTCTTTTTTGAAATCTCAGACAACTTCACTGTAGGTCCTGCAACAATCTTTACATCCTTGCTGTTAAGTGTTACCAACGTTGATCTAAAGTATCTAAAATCTCCTTTAAGGAATATATTGATTGGTAATTTCCTATTGGATTCGTACCACCATGTTTCTCCACATTTGAGAAATCTCATCTTATCCTGTGGCATCATGAGTCGTCCGTAGTCGTAAAAACTTATCACGTTGACATCCTCATTCTGCACTATGCCAACAAATTCGAGATCACCCTTTCGGATCAGGCTCAAAAAAGGGAACTTGTCCTTTAATGTGTTAAAAATTTCGTTCATGCTCTATCTATAAATACTGTTAAATATGTACTATGCAAACAGTCTCAAGGTATTTACTATCACAGTTGGTAATCGCCTACGTAAATGGTTATCATGGAAGGAACTCAAAAGTGTACGATAGACGCTTAACATTACACAGAGGGGTCAATAATCCCATCACGTTCACGTTCAAAAACGAGGACCAGAAAGCACAGGACATCACTTCAAAAACCTATGAATTCAGCATGATAGACGCAGAATCAAAGAAAGCGGTGGTTACAAAAACATTAACGATACTAGACGATGGCTCAACAGTGAGCACGAAAGGTGATGCAAGTTGCACAATTACAGAAGGCGATCTGCTGTCATTAGACTCAAAATTTTATAACTTTGCTGTGAGAGAAGTGAAATCAGATGGTAGCAGGGAAGTCACATATGCAGACACAGGTTATGCTTCCGCAGGCACAATAGAAATACTAGACGGTGCATATCCAGAATTCACTGCCAGCACTGCTATAACACAGTTCACAGGCACGGGTGGTCCATTACAATACACATCTTCCAGCATCGACGCTAGACCGGGCATCAATAATAACAAGGCATTACACACAGTTGCAATATATCCCCAAAGTTTTAGTGGCAAACTAATTGTGCAGGGCACCATGGCAAGTTCGCCAGCAGATGCAGATTACTTTGAAGTAACATCAACGACATTTTCTAGTGCATCGTCGGTGAGCACATTGAACTTTACAGGTGTTTACCATAATGTGAGATTCAGTTGGGACAACGATTCTGGTAATACAGGAAAGATTGACAAAATCCTTTATAGACAGTAAAATATAGGTTATATGAACCTGATCCAGTCTACAATTATGACCAGTTTGCCTGCGGCAAAAAAGAAGACTCCATCCGGATGGATAAGTTTCAACGCACCTTGTTGTGTACACAACGGAGAATCAGCAGACAAGAAAAAGCGTGGTGGCATCATGAACAGTGCGGACGGCACTGTGAGTTATCACTGCTTCAACTGTGGTTACAAGGCTTCGTACGTGATAGGCAGAAGATTAACACAACGTATGAGAACATTCATGAGTTACATCGGTATACCAGATGACACAATTAAGAAACTTGCGATAGAGGCAATGCGTCATGAAGAAGGCGAAACAAAATATGAAAAGAAAAAATTTGTAACATTCCACAAAAAACAAATGCCCAAGAACACAAATAGTTTGGCAGTTTGGCTAGAAAAGTATGTAGCCGAAGATTTGACAGCGCCGCAATATAAAAAAATTGACGGCTTATTAAAATATCTCGAGGGAAGAGGAATAGATCCAACATGGTACGATTTCATGTATTCGCCAGACTTCTACTTTAACTTTGATCAAAGAGTGATAATTCCTTTTTATTGGCGAGGTGATGTTGTTGGATACACAGGTAGACTTTTTGAAAATGCTGAAAAAATAAAATACGTGACCGAAGTACAACCGGGATATGTGTTCAACATGGATGCACAAAGTTGGGACAGGAAGTTTGTGCTTGTGACAGAAGGTCCATTTGATGCAATTACCACTTCTGGTGTCAGCATTCTTGGCTCAGAGATAAATGACACACAGCGAGAGTTGATAGAAGGGTTGAACAGACAAATCATAGTAGTTCCTGACAGAGACAAACCGGGAGAAAAATTAATAAACCAAGCAATAGAGTTTGGTTGGAGTGTTGCATTTCCGGAGTGGCAAGATGATGTTGACGATGTGGCGGATGCTGTGTTAAAATATGGTAGACTGTTTACAATGCAATCGATATTGAAAAGCACAGAGACAAACAAATTAAAGATCAACTTGAAGAGAAAAATGTATGGCTGATTACACTTTTGATGTACAAAAACTTTATATAGAAATGATGTTGGCGGATGCCGAATCATTTGCTAGAGCACAGAACATTTTCCGGCCGGAGTCGTTTGATAGAAAACTGCAACCAATTGCAAAATTTATCAAAGACTACATGGAAGAATACAAAGTGCTTCCTGATGTTGAACAAGTAAATGCCAAACACGATATAAAATTAAAATCGGCCAAAGATCTAGATCCAAGCCATTTCAACTGGTTACTTGATGAATTTGAAACGTTTTCAAGACACAAGGCACTGGAACGTGCCATATTGCAGTCAGCAGACTTGCTGGAAAAAGGAGACTATGCTCCAGTAGAGGACATGGTCAAAGACGCAGTGAGTGTGGGACTGACAAAAGATCTTGGTACAGACTACTTTGAAGATCCAAAAGGTAGATTGGAGAAACTTAAAAACTCCAATGGACAAGTCAGCACAGGTTGGCCAAATCTCGACAAGAAACTGTTCGGTGGATTTAACCGAGGTGAACTAAACATTTTTGCAGGTGGATCAGGCGCAGGTAAAAGTTTGTTCTTGCAGAATCTTGCAGTGAATTGGTCAACTGCTGGTTTGAATACTGTGTACATCTCATTTGAATTGAGTGAAGAACTTACAGCGATGAGACTGGATGCCATGATGACCAACATTCCAACTAAAAAAGTTTTCCCAGAAATCGACAATGTTGAAATGAAAGTAAAAATGTTGGCAAAGAAATCCGGAGAACTTTACATCAAATACTTGCCATCGGGCAGTACAATTTTGGATGTGAAAACTTACATCAAAGAACTAGAACTAAAAACAAAAAAGAAAGTGGATTGTATTTTGATCGACTATTTAGATTTGATGATGCCAAAAAGCAAACGTGTTTCGCCGAGCGACTTGTTTATTAAAGACAAATATGTATCTGAGGAACTGAGAAACTTTGCTGTGGAATCACAGATGTTGCTGGCAACAGCATCACAGTTGAACAGGGCATCTGTTGAAGAGATAGAGTTTGATCATTCGCACATAGCAGGTGGACTATCCAAGATACAGACAGCAGACAACGTGATTGGTATATTCACATCAAGGGCAATGAAAGAACGTGGCAGATATCAGATACAGTTCATGAAAACTAGATCAAGTTCGGGTGTGGGACAGAAAGTTGACTTGGAATTTGATGTTGACAGTTTGAGAATCAGAGACTTGGCAGATGATCCAGAATACAAACAGTTTGACAAACAACGAAGCACAATATACGATTCGCTAAAACAAAAATCCAAAGTCAGCACAGACAAAACAGACGCACAACCAGAAGTGCCGGATCCCACCAAAGGCGATAATATTGGCAAAGTCAAAGCCAATGTTGAAGGCGGTAAACTGAGACAACTGCTGAATGAACTGCATTCAGATGAAGAAATCTAATCAGAGTTCAAGCCATTTTATAAACGTTTTTGGAAACACATCCAAGGATAAGTTACGTCTTTGACTTATCTGCTTGAGATATAGTGAAAGTTGCTTCCTCTCTATATCAGTTGGACCGCGTTCTAGACCTTGTAAAACATATCTACCAAAGTCGTCATTACTACCCGACCATTGTTTAATTAAACTATTTTTGCTATCCTCATCTATAATGTGCTTCAAAAGGAAAACCGGATGTGATAAAGTGCCGTACTCCACTTGTGCACCATGACCAAAACGATCATAAAAATCACGTAAACCAAACATTGTTAAATTAGAGACCGTGGCCACAAACTTTATTTTAATATTTTTGCTTTTTATAGTCTCTACGAACCTCTCAAACTTTTCAAATGAATTATTGAATCTAGTGAAATTGTATAGGTCACCTGTATTTTCTCCGCTTATGCAAAAAACTAAATTTTTAACATCCTGTAGTTTGTCCAACATATTCATAAATCTACTTTCACTCACTCCCAGTCCTGAGTGAATCTGTATTTCTGCATCACTTGGACAGACATCGATCAAGTCAATCAAATTGTTAGACAGCAACGGTTCTCCTCCTGTGATTGATACTTTCTTTAATTTTTTCATATAACCAATTTCGTTGTAAAACAAGTCCATGAAACGAGATTGGGATTTTTCTTTTTGAGATGCTTTATCGTAAACATCATTCCAATTTTTTTCCAAGTTATCATACAAGCCGTGCTTTTTTATTTCTCTCCTCCATGTAGAACTAAACATTCCCCCACAATAAACACAACTCAAATTACAATCGGTGTTCAACATCACGTCAAGCGTTTCCACTTCCGCTTCAACACTACTGTAAAAAGGCTTTTTGTATTGCATCACAATTTGTCTTAAACTTACGTCACCGTCGTCCTCTGCCTTATAACATTTGTAATAACAACTTTTATTTTTAATTCCCGACAACATTTGCTTTCTTTCTTCCTTCATTATTTCGGTGTTAAAAAGTTTTCCTGGATTATTAGACAACCAGTCTATAGATATACGGTGTGGGTAGGCTTCGTGACAATTATACAAAAGTCTTTTTTCCAGATCAATTTTCAAGTAAGTGAATTTATTTGCACAGTACACAGTCATCGTCCAATATTTAAGTGTGCTACTATTTGGCCAATAATTTCAAATAACATAATGTACGTAGATAAATATAGTTGCTCAAGGCAACAACAGGCAAACATAGGCAATGAAAAAAGCCAAAGAACTAAACGATATAACAAGGCTGTACGATAGATTCATTAGGCAATGCCCAGGCACAGAAGAATACACGCAAAGGCTCGCTGAGGAAACTCAAATCATCCTTCAACTACGTTTCGTAGACTATTTCATCCAAATATGTGACATACTGGCAATAACCAGAGACATACCACACATGACTCGAGGTTCGGCCGGTTCGTCTCTTGTCTGCTACCTACTTGGCATAACAGATGTAGATCCTGTGGAGTGGGGAATACCGGTAGCACGGTTCCTGAATCCGCACAGAGACGACCTACCTGATGT